TGCGGTGAATATGAACTATGGAGTTTAGATCGCCAAGCGGTAGAGAGCTGGCAAGGGGGAGAGTTAATACAAAATGCTTTCCCTGATATGTCTGTGAGTGATAGAGAGTTACTGATATCAGGCACGCACCCTGCGTGCTGGGATAAATTATTTCCAAAGGAGGAAGAGAATGAGTAGAGTAATACGGTTTGATAGCAACGGTAAAGCCTTCTTAGGTGATCCACCTACCAATGTAATCAGCTTTCACCCACCTAAATCTGAGCTGATTCTGCTCTATGAGGTAGTGGGGGAGGACGGCAAGGCCGAGTGGGGTGGCAATAGTGAGAGAGAAGCTCTTGCGTGGATAGCTAAATCACGCACCGCTACCCGTATACTGGTATCAGGGTGGGAGAGCGAGGAGGAAGATGCTCAACTAATTGGCCAACCCTTAGACATAACTACGATAGTGAGAGAGGCAAGTAGATGAGCGAGAGAAGGTTAGTTGCTGCTGCAAATATGGCAGTACGCCAGCGTAACTATAGACGGGCGCGAGATCGTGCTCTTGTCAAACTAGCACAACTATATCCGGACGCTTACAAAGAGCTGCTGGAGAGGGAGAAGGCGAATGACGAAGCGCAAGGTCGTAAGTGGCTTGATATTGACGGGACTACTACTGGTATGGATACACGATCCATTACCACCGTTGACGCCCAAGCAAGTACCAGTAATCAGCGAACGAACGAAGGCCACAATGGAGGAGAAGCGTGAGAACAAGCAAATCGCAAGAGAATATAGTCGTGCTCTCGGATATACGAAACGAGAGACTGAGTGCCTCATCACCCTTTGGACCTTTGAAAGCAGATTCGACCACTTGGCGCGTCCGAGAGATTCACAGGGCAAACCAAGAAGCTCGGCTTATGGAATTGCTCAGCTCCTTGGAGAGCGTAGTGGAGAGCCTGCAATACAAGTCCTTCACGGCTTACGATACATTGAACACCGCTATGGAGGGAGTGCGTGTCGCGCTCTCGCACACCACAAACGTGGATGGTACTGATATAGTTTGATCTGTTCATTTGTTTCCTTTCCAGCACGGCTAGCCCTCACCGTTAACCTCTTTCCGGTGGGGGTTAGTGCTTGTAATCGGTAGTATAAAAGCCTTTACCCTTAAAGGTGACAGGAGGAGAGGACCACTTACGCTGGAAGGTACAGTCACACTGCGTGCAGATGTATGTCTCTTCAGGGTCAGTCATCTTGCGTTCAATACTGCGTACATCACCGCACTTTGGACACTCGTAGTCATATGTCATCCGTGAAACTTCCTTTCACATCTCTGGCACATAGCATTATGTGTATTAAATAAGAATAAACGATGTCCAAATACTTTACATAACAATCTCATAGCTTGATAGCCTCCTCAATAGGCAGATAACCAACCACCTTCTCGACCTTATCTACATTCTCAAACTCTGTAGTCGCTGGCATCTGATGTGTATGCCACTGCGGTTCATCCATATCTGTAAGATCAAAGGAGTAGATACCAAGTGGTGTGCTGTTGATATAGAATGGCAGTAGTTCACGATGGTATGCCTGCTCCATCAGCTTGCGGTACTTCATCTGCTCTATAAGTAGCGTAGAATAATGGGTTTGGCGACACTTGAGTTCAATGAAGTGACCGGCCTTCTGTGATGTGCAGTCGAAGGCATCATAGATTCCTGGTGCTCGCTCTAAATCTGGGTAGAGATTAAACTTAAGAAAGTCAAAGAGTATTAGCTCGTTCATCTCCAAGGACTTTGCCCACCCAGCTTATCCTGCAGGGCGCGTAGCGCAAAGGTAATCCTGCGATCTGCTGTAGATACAGCACACTCTAGTAACTGTGCTACTTGAGCAAGTGTCATAGATTGGTGGTAACGCCAGACCAGTATGCTCTGGTGCTCTACATCAAGTGCTGTGTAAGCCTTCTTAATATCAATCAGGATAGCAAGTAGGTTGCCACCTTCTGCTGGTGAGGAAGAACCCTTGGGTCTGCCATCACGGATCATCTCTTGTGCCTGCTCAAGGACTGTGCCATCTATCACCGATGCAATTACATAGGGCAGTAGCTGTGCTAAGTTAGCAGTCTCATAGTATGACTCATCAGAGATGTGATAGCCGGACCTGATTGACTTCTCCTTGCGAGCATACCTTTCAGCAGCTCGAAACATCTGCCAACCAACACGCTGTTCATTGTGCTGACGCTGTTTAATCTCCGGCTCTGACAACTGCTCATTCAAATATGCAGCACGCGATAGCGCCCATTTGATGCACTCTTGCTTGACATCATCAAGGTCTACAAAGGCTTTGTACCTATTGTGGATGGTCTGTGCTACCGATGGTGCTATGTCATATATGGATGGATGTAGTTCAGTCACAGTCAGGTAGCACCAAATCTATGGTGTGCTGGATGTTTAATAGTTTGATAGCAAGGAAGTCTATGTAGTTGCTGGCATCTGCTAGCTCTTCAATCAGTTCTTTAATGGTATCGCCAGTAGTAAAGGATTCAAACTTCTGCCCTTGTGCTATCGCATACTGGTCTGCACCCACACCACGCACACGGCTAGCACGCAGGGATGCAAAGGATTCAATGAAAGATGTAAGGTCATCAGTTGATACACCAGCAGCACGGTATCCAACTACTGCAAGGTGGTCTACTAACGGATTCGAGTTGGACATATTAGTAGCGTCTCCTCTTCTTCGTTGATCTGCAAGATGTGAAAGCCCATAGAATGCAAAGTCAGTATCATCTGTTGCCAATCGCTCTTATCCATTCATCTCTCCTACTAGCAAAGCTCTTGTTGCATCAGCACCATAGGCTAAGTAGTAGTCGTTAATGTCCATATTAGGTGGTAATGTTACTATTACTCCGTTCAATACCTCTTGCTGAACACGCTTACTAAAGTCTGCTCCTGGGTTAGAGCCATCTTCCTTCACATCGTTATCGCCCACAATGAATACACTGTCATAGCCGTTCAGTAACTTAGCAAAGTGTGGCTTCCAAGCCTGCACTCCAGGGACACCCACTGCAGGGATACCAAGGACACCGCTAGTAATGACTGTATCTAGCTCACCTTCACAGACCACAATGTATGGACTACTCACTGTCACATCAACAGCGTTGTATAGATGGGCCTTCTGCCCAGTAGGACTGCCATACTTAGGCTTGCCATCATCTAACCTACGAAACTTAAAGCCTACACACCCACCAAGGGCTGTGATGTAGGGGATGGATAGCCAACCAGCGTGCATTTCGTGACCGTTAATAGGATCAACGACTGTGCCTAGTTGGAACTTAGCTGCTGCAAGTTCAGATATCCCACGTTCTTCTAGCGCGACGAGAGTTTCTGGAGTTATTTCCTGTGCGTATTTCTGCGCCGCTTCTAGTTGCAATTTCGACTGCACGTTTGAGGCCATCGTTAAACTCCAGATTCTCTATGAGGCAAACTATATTTGCGGCGTTGCCTCCCTTGCCACAGGTAAAACAGAAATACAGATTGTCATAGGTGTTAATAGATGCAGACCTATGACTGTCATTGTGTAGTACACAACGAACGGAAGCATTACCTTCTCTTACTTCACCGCCATAGAAGGTAATGATGGGTGTTATGGGGATTGAGTTCGCATCAACGGAGCCTTTGAACCTTTTCTTAGAACCCAACCTGGACCAGTCTTGTGCTGGCATACGCACCCCTCGCATTGTTCGTGATGTGCTTGACTAAGTTTAATCTGATCCAAGCGATTATATTCGCCTGCATCCATACAAGGTTGGCAAATCACGCTTGGTCTAGCTCTTCTTCTGCTGAGAGTTCTTCTTCGATAGCCTCTTCGACTACTGATTCTGTCTCTAGTATTTCTGATGTGGTGATATCACCCTCTGGTACTGCCATTGTTCTTCTCCTTTAGCCATTGTTCTAAGTCTTGGACCACCCAAGCCTTCTCTATGCCAGCGTTGCGACGCTTAACTACAACATAATGCAGTGGCACTTCTCCGATACCACGAGCCTTGGCGTAGTTAAGCGCCTCAACTTCTGCTTCTCTCCAGAACTGTGGCAAGGAAAGCGTTGCCGTGTTCTTGAGTTCTAGTATGTATGTCTGTCCCGCAACCACGCATACTAAATCACCTTCGTCGTCCTTGCCTGCTAAGCGCAAGCGCTCAGCTAGTACACCCAGACTACGAAACCATTTCATTACATCTATCTCGAAGGCTGAACCCTTGGCCTTATTGTACTTCGGGTTGCTCATCTACAAGCACAACCTTATTAGTCTTGTAAACCATCTGACCTTCTTCGTCTTTAACTATCTCAACCACACCGGATTGAATTAAAGCATTGAAGAAGTTTGCCAAGTCCACCTTAAGAATAGCTACTTCTCTATCTAAATGACTCATTAGAACTCCTGTCCAAAATACCAAAAGCCAAGATCAATATTCCAATGATAATCAGAGATATCAAAGCCAATACCAAACCCTCGCTTACGACCATACGCCCACCAAAATCCAGCAATTTTTTTCTCACTCATTGTTCTATCTCATTTCCATACTCATCTACGATGTAGTCCCCAGTATAACCTGCTCGTGCATCCCGCCCTAGCATTGCGCCGAAGGCGTTTCTATCTGATATCTGACAAGCTCCGTAGTTAACCATTAAAGATGTAAAGTCAGAGGCATCAGCCGTGTGTGGCCCAAACCTATTCTTTACTGCTGCAATGTTTAACTCTGCATTCATTGGATCATAACCCAGGGTTAGTATCAACGCTGGTAACTGGCTTACCTTGCCGTGAATAGCACGACGAGCAGGTGGCTTAGTTGGTGAGCCATACTCTGACTGCTCAGAGACGTGGTGCAGAACTAATACACAGGCTTCTGTCTTACGTGCCATATCGTGCAGCTCCATCATAATCGCACGTAAGCCTGCCCATTCATTATCAGTCTCTGCTGCCACGTTCATCAAGTTATCTATGATGATTAACTCTGGAGCAATTCCGTATAACTCCACGTACGCTCTGATCTCCAACTCGATATCATCGAGTGACGGACTGGAATCAAAGACCCATTTAATATGACCCAACTTACTAAGGTGGTGATTGTAGTAGTTGCTATCATTAGATAAGTTCTGTTCAACGTTGACCTGATTATGACCTGATAGGTGTGCTGCACTTCGCATCATCACCGTAGTCGTATCAGTATCTGCTGAAAAGAATAGTGCTGGTACGCCTGACTTGATTGCGTAGATAAGTGCAAACATAGACTTACCAGCGTTAGGGGCTGCAGCTACCATACAGACCTGTCCCCTACGGAACTTAATCTGCTTAGCTGCTAACCCACTCCATACATCAGGAAGTGGCGTTGCTTTAGTGAGCACAGTTCCCCAGGCTCTATCCAAGCTAAGCAACGTTTTCCCCCTTCAGTATTATATTTAATTGTTTCCGAATAGGTACACGATCTGCCTGTGTTAGACCACCCCAGATACCAAATTGTTCTTTATTTATTCCCCACTCTGCACACTCAGCTTTGTGTGGACAGGTATGACAAATAGATTTTGCCATCACCATCTCTACAGTATTCATTGAACCATCGGTTCTTTCCGGGAACCAAAAGTCACCTCCTACTTGAGCGCAGCTGGGGTTCTCATAGAACCTCGGCTCGCGCATTCAATCAACGAATCCAGATTGTGTCGCACTTTTCTGACTTCGGTAATTCCTTCGGTCCTGCACACATAAAGCCCTGCCAAGGACCCTTCTCTCCAACGCCTGAACGGAAGTTCATCTGTCCGTGACGGCACATCTTCACTGATGGGTCTGATGATGCTGCTACTGGTGTTGCAGCGAACTGTGCTTGGATGTTCTGTACTGCTGTTGCAGTTGCAGTTACTCCACCTGATAGTTCTACTGATGTTGACTTAATCATTGTGGCAACCATTGCAAGGTCTGTAAGACCTGTCTCAAG